CACGAACTTTGATCGCGTCAGGCATCATGTAGAAACCCTCAGCTGCGTAGCAACCAGCGCAGACGTCCACGGGGAGCTTTGTCGCAGGATCAATAGACCCAGGACACGTCTTGCGAGCTTGCAACGACCACGACTTAGCAGGCATTTTAGAAGCCTTGGACAACTTGATCATCACGAACTTCCTTTCATCTTGGCTTAATGATAACACAGGGAGCGGGGATTGACAAGCCCCCTGTGTCACTGTTAAACCAAGCTCTTACTCAGAATAAGACTCTTTGAACAGATACGCAGGTGCGTTCGCGCGAAGAGCAGCGCGTTCCTCACGACGAGCTTCCTCGAGCTCTGCTTCACGTTCCATTCGCTCAAACTCAGCGCGAACAGACTTCTGCTCGTCGGTCAGCTTGCGCTTGGTGACGGGATGAACGTCCTGATTCACCTTCGCGTGAACAGCTTTCATCGTAGCGAGATTCTTCGCTTTGACTTCCGCATCAGTCTTCTTCGACGGTGCTTTGTTCTTAGCAACGATCGCAGCAACTTCCTTCGAGATCGTCTTCGCGGTCACGGTCTTAGTGCGAGCGCGAGATGCTTTGCGGGGAGCAGCGACCGCAACGTCGGGGAGAGAACCCTGAAGTTGATACGCAGTCACAGCTTTACCACCATCGCGAATCGGTTCGAGAACGATACCAGCTTTGCGAGCGACGAACAACGCACGACGAGTGCGACGAGCGAGAGCAGCGTCACCCGCATCAGCGCGGATGATATCGGTCAGCTGAGAAACAGTGAACTTGTTCTTACCAGCTTTGAGAGCAGAGATAACATACTGAACTTTCATGTGACTTCCTTTCACTTACATAATCATCATAGCTGACGAGCAGCTGATTGTCAAGCCCGATTGTCAAGATAGTGGACGACACCGAACCCGATGAGCATAACGACCCAGAGAACCGCGAGAGGTGAGATGGTGAGAGCGATATCGAGACTGGACACGGTGACGAACTCCTTGAACCGAACTTATATTATCATTCTATCACGATAGGGGGCTATTTACAAGCCCCCTAAAGCACTTTTTTTGAACTTTTTTGTAACTTTATTGGTTACGTTCCCAAGCGCGAATGAGCGCTTCGTAATTGATATCGTAGGGAAGCCCCAGAGTTTCGAGGGATTTAAGGAACGTAACTTTTTCCGTTACGGTTTCGAGGGCTTGAAAATCGCGATAAATGGAGGCCAAGTCCATGAGCTTTACCTTATAGCAGAGGGGCCCCTAGCCGGGTGGCTAGGGGAGGGGAGAACCCCATAGTCTCATAATAAAGGGGAGGGGGATGATTTACAAGCCCCCTCCCCGATAAAAACGGCTCCGTAATGATTAGTAGGCTAACTTTAGCAAATCGACGATTTCAGGGAAGGTCGCTTTCCAGTCGGTTCCGCGAATCTTATCCAGTCCTTCCATGTATCGAACAAATGAGTTCATATGCTGCTTCGCTTGCTCGTCGTCCACCAGATCAAAATTGTTCTTCAAATAACCAGCGACGTGCGTCTTATGGAAATGTGGAAGGAAGTTAGACCCATCGTAATCGTTGATCACCTTCTCTTTGATCTTGCGAGGCAGATATGCCATATCGACAGCTTTAGGTGAACGAAGAATGCGAATGAAATATCTATCGTATCCCATCGGCGCGAACGTTTCATACATTCTCATCGGAGCATACATCGAGTAGATACCGATGCAAGTCGTGATCGTGTCGATCTTCTTATCCAGACCATAGTCCTTCAGCAAACTCATATTCTTGAGTAGAGTGTCGAACTTCAGCGGATGACGGATAAGCTCATACTGCGGACCAACGTCATCAGTCGAGATACGCAAAATGATATCCTTGAACTTCGACAGACGCTCAAGAATCTTTTTATTCATGACGCTGAGATTCGTATCGTATTCGAGAACGATATTCTTAGCGTATCCACCGTCGATCAACTTATCCAAGAACACATCGTGCTGCGGCTGAAGGAATGGTTCACCACCTGTGATATAGATGTGCTGGAGATGGGGCGCGAGCTCGTCAAGCTGTTTCCACCAACGTGGATCATCGCGCCACTCAGGCATATCGGATGAGAACGTATGACCGCCTGTAACCTTAGGCGTTTTGATGATGTTATACTTTTTCAGTCCGCTGTTGAAATATGGAGTGCCGAATACTCTTTCATGATCTTCATACCACAGAGTTGAGTAGAGTGGTTCACACATAATGCACTTTGCATTGCATAGATTGCTGAATCGAATATCCAGCGAGATAGGCATAATATCTTTCATGGATCCAGTGTTTGGATCAATCAACCATTCTGTCGCGTTTTCTGGAATTGCAGAACCAATCATCGGTTGACCACCAACTCGATTGCGCTCTGGATTATAGCGATCAGCACCTTCGACGTTTTGATCGAACGTGCGAATCACACGCAATGAAGTAGAACGAACACCCTGACGCTTTGCTGCGTCATCACGATCCCAGCATACTTTACAAGCGATATGGCGCTCGCCTTTAGCTTGTGCTGCGCGGATCTCTTTATGGAACACTGAGTTCATGGCATCCTTGATAGAATGCGTGAGAACGTTCATCGTATTACCTTCTTCGTCGAACGCAATACCGTGTGAGTCACCGCCACTAGGGAGCGTATGACCAGTGAAGCAACAGATCTTGAAGTCGCCTGATGGAAGAATCAGGATCGACGACCAAGGCATAGTGCAGAATGTATCTTTAGTGAAGTTCATGTTTACCCCATTTGATTAGATTCCATGCGCGCTCGTGAAGGTAATATACTGCGATGTTCAAGAACGTTGCTACAGTTAGAAACGCAAGAGCAGCTTTCCATGATCCAGTCGTCAGGAACGGAATCATGAAGTTATTGAAAGTGATGATTGCACGCCAAGTAACGGACTTAGAAATAGTGCGAGGATGACCGTCAACAAAGAACAGATTATCTTTCGGTTTACGATTCCACTGAAACCAGTTCCATATGCGCTCATGTCCCCAGAAAAGAAACATGTTGATCAGCACCGCGAAACTCGCGATAGTGACGCCAGTCATCCATGATCCAGTCACAATGAATCCATTCAGGATATGGCTCAGCGTAAAGCAAACGCGAACCGTTAGAGTTTTAGCAACTGACCTTGCATGTGATTCAGAATACATCATTCAATCCAATAGTTCGGGCTATAGTGAGGAGTAATGTTCCTACGGCTAGTAGAGTTTGTTGGATCTACTTTAGCAAAGTAGGCGTTCGTAATATCTATATATCGTTTCGTATCGTCCAGATTGCTCGTAAGGAACCATTTATCGCGTGCGCTGTATGTAAACGAAGCAGTCTTACCATTACAGAAAATATCGTTAGACCACTTTGGATACAGAATGCTCTTGACATATGGATCACGCAAGTGCATATTGAAACGATTAGAGATACCGTTCGGTTGATATCCTCCATCTACGATTGGTTCAAATAAACGAGAATCGTCACAATGCTTAATGAAGTTATTGAGGACGTGTGCTTGCTTTACTGGTAGTAGAGGAAAGTCTGGAGTCCAATAGAACAGTTCGTCATACCATCCACGATAGTAGTTTCGCTGAACATGAGGACCGACACAGTTATCAATGTTATCAGTGAACCTGAAGTAGTGTTTGCCGTTGAAGTTGATAAGCGAAGGTTTCTCTTTACCCCAAACGAAACACAGCTTCTTTCCTGACGCGATTATGTTCTTATAATCTTCGATCTTTTCGCGGAACAAATTTCTAGCAGGGTTGTTAGGTGAAAAGTGAAAGTTGACGTTGTATTCGAAGTCTAGCTTCCATGTGTCGAAAAGATCAATGCAGTGCTGACTGATATCAATGATACGAAACTTGAACTCATGTCCAGCGTCTTGTAGCTTCTTTATATCTGGAAGAACAACGTTCGTGATTTCAGCGTTGTAATGATTCTGATAGTCGCCTGTGGATTCATAGTTCCAAGTTGTGGCTATTTCATCAATCTTGAGACCAGCGTCAATCCAGGCAAGAAGTAGATTGTGACTATCAGAACCGCCAGAATACCATAATACGACATAATCATACGCATCGCGGATCTGTCTTGCTCGTTGCTTATACATTTCCCAGAGGTCTGTCTCTGGTTCTTTCTTCCAGTCAATTTTACTGAAGACGTCATTATTGAAATCCCATTGAACGGGAATGTTCGTAGCACTAGACCACTCTACTGCTTCAAACTTGCTGTAAGTAGTTCTTTCGCCTACTCTATAGAAACCGAACTTATCAGGACTAAACGTGATCATAGATTATGGTGCCCACAGTCAGATTCGAACTGACACTTTGGAGATTTTAAGTCTCATGCCTCTGCCTGTTGGGCTATGTGGGCTAACAAATGAAACTCATTGTTATATAGTTCAAAAAAATAGCTGGACCGAATGCCCACCAGAGCAACAGTCCAGCTATTAGATAAAGTAGAGCCGCAATTATGTATGCGGCTCTGATCATCAGAAGCGACGTTCTGCGCGGAGACGCATCGTCCAGTTGTTATCTGTTTCGCTCTTAACAATGTTTGTTGAAGAAGCGAGAGTATAACGAACGTCCTGCTTTACGCTTGAGTAGATACCTTCAACACCAAGCTCGAAGTTTGGTGTAGGAATCCAGGCGAAGTTTGAACCAACTGACCAAACAGTCGAATCACCAAAGCCCTTCTTACCATCCCACACCAGAGCCTTAGCTGATTCTGGAGCAGTTGTCTGACCGTATGAACCAAATGCATTGATACGATACTTGTCAGTCAACCAGTGCTGATAAAGAGCAGCAGCGTTCCATGACGTTACTGTTTCAAGACCAGTTGAGTAAGCAACGATTGAAGGATTGTTCATAACCCAACCGTTGACTTCACGACGCCAGTTAGCCATCTTGTTAGATGTATAAGCTGTAGTGTATTCAGTCATACCGTCAGCATAAGCACCTGTCAACCAAAGAGCATTGCTCTTATGACCAGTGAATGGTGTATTGATCTTTACACCAGCGCCAGCTGCCCAAACGTTCGTCGACTCGTTATAAGCTGCACCAGTTGCATCAACAACCTGTGCTTGACGACCAGCACCCATAACCTGAACCTGACCCCAAGGCTGATCCCAACGGATATTACCTACGAGATTGATGTTCTTTTCATTCTGGGGAGCATAATAAGCAGCAGAAGCATTGACTGCATCAACTGGAGCAATGGCTGTATCAGTAGCATCCTGAATAGCAACCGTTGCGCTCAGACCACCACCGAGGATAGCTGTATAAGCAAGCTGCTTAGGATTGATAATGAATGACGACCAATGTTGAGCCGCATAGATTGCGGAAGGCATGAACGAGAAGTTATCACGAGCAGCACCAGCTGTTACGCCAGCGAAGCGAATGAAAGCATACTCGATAACAGGCGTTGTATCAGTTCCTGACTGAGTAGCGCCTGTTGGCTGTGCTACGTCAGCAAGAGCGCCTGAACGACGACCGAAACGAATACCCATAGCACTTTGAACAGTGCCGTAATCTGTTGGTGTGCGAGCATCGAGTTCGATACGAGCACGTGTTTCCCAACCGACTGTATTCTGACCAGCAGCTGCCTTATCAACAGCGCGAGCACCAGCAGTTACCTTATAGGAATCACCGGCAGGAACGAACGCTACGTCTTGACGCAGCATACCACCTACCTTCAGGCAGGAATCTGTTCCTGGAATATAAAAGAAACCGCGACCATAAGCATCACAAACCTTTACATAGTTTGCTGGTGCTTGCGGCTGCGCCTTTCCTGAAGGCAGATCGACGGCACCAGCGAGACTGGTAGTCGCCAGAAGTGCCAACGCAGAGAGTGTATATTTCATTTTTACTCCTTATTGAAAGATAACATGATATACTAACAGGACGATTCCTGCAACAAGTGCTATCCAATTGCAGATAGCTATCGCGACAGCTATTTCTAGCCAGTCACGAAATTTGGAGCGGGCAACAGGATTCGAACCTGCGACGAACAGCTTGGAAGGCTGACACTCTACCCCTGAGTTATACCCGCAATCTTTTTTCATTATACTCTTACTTAGCTTGGCTGTCAAGCCAGTTCATGATGTTTTCTGGAGAAGTCTCACCGTATGGATCTTCCTCGCAGTTGTTCATGAATCCTGGTTCTTCAAACCATGCTTCGATAGTGCCGTTGTTGACGATCATTGCATAGCGCCAGCTACGATCACCGAAACCAAGATTACTCTTATCAACGCTCATACGCATCTTAGATGTGAATTCGTTATTACCGTCAGGAATAACCTTCACGTTCTTGATATTCTGTTGCTTAGACCAACAGTTCATAGCAAACGAATCATTCACTGAGATACAATAGACCTCGTCGATACCGTGCTTCTGTTTGAACTCATCATACATCGACTCAAAGCCAGGAAGCTGCATTGTTGAGCAGGTTGGTGTAAACGCGCCTGGAAGTGAAAACACAATCACGCGCTTGCCACCAAAGTATTCGTAGCTGTTCACGTCCTGCCAGCGAAATGGATTCGGTCCTTCAATAGAATCATCGCGCACACGAGTTTTGAACACTACTGCGGGAACGATAGAACCGATGCGCTTCTTGCTGATACGCGCATGCTGCTTTACTTCCCAGTTGTCATAGTCGTCATCAATATCAATCATTCTTATAATCCTCATGCTTGTCTTGTTAGATAATTTGGTCGAACATACTTCGCACCAAAGTATTCCTTGACCAGATTGATAACAACCTGATCGTCATATTCCTTGCAAGAGAAAACGTCGAGATACATTGCATTACCGCCCATGCCATCATCAGGAACAAAGTGTGCGCAGATGTTTGACGTTTCAATCAACTGGACGAGAGTATATCCAGCCTTATTACCAGATCCAAAGTTTACGATCTGGGGTTCACCATAGGCTACCATGTCGATATCTTTGACAAGGCGCTTCGTGAAATTGTAGATAGTATCATAGCTGGTAATTGCTGCGTTGTCAAGTTCTGCGCAGTCGAGAACTAAGTGATAACCCCAATATGCCATGTTAGTCTCCTAAAGTCGTTCGAAAGATTTACTGCTTCGTGTATCGTAAGTCCACTCATACCATGTTTCAAAGAATGCGCGAACAGCTTTCTCGTCGAACTTAGGATCCCTTAGGATATCGACGATGTTATCAGTCGTAGCTCTATTACTCACACAATCATACTCACATCTACCAAATGTAACAATCGGCGTTTTATGTAACATCGTTTCCATGCCCGTGCCAGAGTTGACTACAATAACTGCTTTTGCTTGGGGAATTAGGTCGTGAATTGATACGTTGTCGACCCAGAAAACGTGTTTGAATTGACTAGCCGCTTGATAAAGATTAGCCATGCTGCCAGGATTGACAGGGTGCCCCTTTACGATTAGTGGTATATTTAGTCTTTCGGTGGCTCTACAAGTCGCAACCAGAGCGTCTAATACAGAAACATCCGAATGATACTTAATCGTTTCATCGTGAGGAATCTGACACGGGAAGAAGAAATACTCCTCAGGTAGATTTAGCTTTTGCGAAGGAGGCTGCTCAAACTTGCTTCCACCCATCGCAGCTCTAACTTGCATCTCAGAATAGAAGCTGTTTGCTGGAACGTTTCGGTCTTTGTCAATCAAGAACGGATAGCAAGAAGATCCACCAGCGAATCCCTTGGAGTCGATATAAAACTGCCAAGGAAAAACCGATTGCATATAGTAGCGAACGATCTTATCGCGAACAGGGAATGTCTCTACAGACTTATGTGGAATGTAAACGATATCAGCGTCTAGCGACTCAACGAACTCTGGAGTAAACTGCCAGAGCGGCTTTTCAATGAACTGGACCTGATCACCTTTCGTGCGATGGCGATGAAGGAGTCGATCCCCCATCGTTTGCCACGGAATACGAATCGGCGGGATTTCACCTCGCGTTTCAGGAACTGGACCTTCCTTGAACATGACGTCAAGACGAGGAAATAGAATTGCTACTTTCATCGCATCATCCTATCAAAATGTTGCTTCTTAGCAACGTATGTTGGATTATCATACTTGCGTGGGCCTTTACCAGTCCAGATTGTAGTTCCTTCCTTGAACTCCCAATCCATGAAGTTCGCATCGAAATACTGATAGTTGTAACGATCCTTCATGTTTTCATAGGTTTCGCTGATAGCAACTTGATCTAAGAACCAAGCGATAGGACCCTGACGAATACGATTCGCAACAGCTTGAGCAAAGTCGATCGCGCGAGACGAATAGTAAACTGCACCAGCTGCACAACGAGTTCCCTGAGCTTCCCATCCAACAGTTCCTGGCAGTGGATCGCGCAAGAACAAACCAACGTCACCATGCAAGCTGCTTTCGCTGATAGGCTTCATGATGAGACAGTCTGTATCAATAATAAGATACTGATCAGGACGAGCAATCATCTGTGTCATAACAGAAAGAAAACGATCCGTCGCATACAGAGTTCGAATAGTATCTTGACGAATGGCGGGATTCTGAATCCACATAGGAGCTGTCGAATGTGTGAAGTCGCTCTGTGGCCATCCTGCAATGCTATGATATCTAGACGAAAGATGATCTAGGAATTGATGATCTTCTTCTTTCGGATCAATAACGTGAAGATGAATCGAGGTTTCGGCACACGCAGCACTTGCAACCAGAGCAGGCGCGTGCGCGCGAAGATATCCAGAATCGCATGATGCAAAGAGTTTCATTTATCGTCCAATGATGCTATAGGAACCGAACGTATCATTATGTAGATTAGGAGTCCATCCATTCAACACAGCTTCAGCTCTCGTATCATGCCAGAGCTTCACCAAATCCTGACGCGGATGCTCGCGACCTTCACCAGTGAACCAAGCAGGCTTCCACGGTTGTGTAGCCATTTCAGTATAGTGCAGATGCCAGATATCGTCAATGGTGCGACCATCACCGTCATGACAGTTCCAGCGCGGATCAAGATCGAGGACATGATCGCTTCCGCTAAACATATTGATGTATCTGTGATGCGCGTCTGGATTAGGTTTCATTCTTGAAACAGGTGAAAGTAGATTACCCATCAGTTCGCAGTCAAAGAGGATAACACAAAACTCATGACCTCCAAAACGAGCGCCACGGCGAGCAGCAAGAGGCTTACCTTGCATATCAATGCAATACAGCTCAGCAATATCCTTGAGATTGAGTTGGTCCACATCCATGTAAATGGCGCGACCATGAAATCCACACGCCTCTGGAATCGCCCAACGGAATCCGCTAAAAGGCGTCGACCAGCGTTGAGTCTGCCAACCACCCCATATACTAGACTCATCCCGTGACTGACGCATCCAAGTGATATCGAGTGGAAGAGTTGTATTCTTGCGGAGCGTATATTCGAGCACCATTTCTGCTTCAGCGTCTTCATTGTTCGCAGAAGTTCCTACAAAGATGCGGATAGGCTCAATCATTTTTTCTATCTCCGATTAGTTGGAGCAAGCTCACAAAGATATTGATGAAGTCGAGATAAAGCTGAAGAGCACCATAGATACCTGCTTTCTCACGTTCATCTTCTGTCGTGAAGTCATAAGTTGTTTTGAGTTGCTGAGTATCATAAGCTGTTAGACCAGTAAAGATAAGAACAGAGATACAGCTAATGACAAAGGCTAAAATCGAACTCTGAAGAAACAGATTTACGAGCCCAGCGATAACAAGACCAATGACTCCCATTATAAGGAATGAACCGAAGGTTGTCAAGTCTTTTTTTGTAGTATAGCCATAGAGCGAAGCAGCGCCAAATGTGGCTGCGGTAATGAAGAATACCTGAGCAATACTACCGAGCTTGAAAATCATAAAGATAGAACTTAGGCTAAGTCCCATCGCTGCGGCAAACACACCCATCGCAATCTGAGCCTGTCTAACTGTTATCTTATCAAAGACAAAAGGAATACCGAAAGACAAAACAACAGGAAGGAAAATTGCAACCCACTTGAACGGTGTTCCCCAGATACTAGCCATAAGTTCTGGGCTCATCGAGATACCAAGCGAAACGAGACCGCTGATAGCTAATGCTAATGTCATATGATTATAGACACCAAGCATAAACTGACGCAGACCTTCGTCATAAGCGATTTGATCTGCGCGTGTGATTACTACATTATCACTAGGAATGTAACCCATTATCGTCTCCTAAAGAACATACCAGTTGTTTGCATGAATGGCTTTTGCATAGTTGACTTTTGTGTTCGAATAAGCTGCGTTACATCATTATCGTAATCGAAACCATACTTATCAAATACATCACGCCAATATGTTAGCGGCTGACAATTCACATGATGATGTCCAGGATAGCCTGGAGGCGCAGCAGTTGCTACGACATATTTACAACGAGCGAATGCTTGCATATAGTTGTCTTGATACTTTTCTTCGACGTGTTCAAGAAACTCTACTGACCAACCAAGATCAAACTCAGCTTTCGTGGTGAAGCAAGGACCATTGGTGAAGTCGTGAATGAGAATCAGCGCATCCTTTTCTTTTTCTACTTCCCAGTCACCGTCGATACCAAGTGCTTCCAGACCGCGCATCTGAGCGAGCGCGACCATACCGCCAGGACCACAACCAATATCAAGGAACGACTTGATACCGAATTCGCTAATCAAAAACGAAAGTGTTCCGCGATCATTGTGTGTCTTGTTGAGATGTCCGCCCAGATGCGAGGGTAGAGAATCTTGATTTACTTCTGATGTGTTCTGGGCTTCTGTGCCACTTGCCATTGATGTTGTCATTGATGTAATCATCCCGTTCTAATACTTCATGCGCAAACTGTTCGCGCACTTCTTCATAGTTCACACGACCTTTAGTGCTATGTAATGAAATTATTTCTCGCTTGAAGAGGGACTTGTCAGAATCTTTGATCTTAGCTTTGAGTAGCTCACTGGATCCATAGTATGTTTTCCAGTCGGATTCGGATCGCTGGCGGCGACTCTTTCCACGGGCTTTACGGATAGACCAGAAGTATTTTCTTCCGATATACTTCTGGCCTTCCGGCGTTGTAATAAGATACACAAACCCGTAGGAGTTCCCGATATCTTCACTTGTAAACTCTTTTCCGTCGAATGTCCATGGATTATCATAATCTGCCATGAACTTATATAGTGTAACTAGAAAGCTCCTCTGGATACTGCTCTTCCAGTCGTTTCAGATTAGCTTCTAGTTTTTCTAGTTCAGTCATCGCTGCTTCTAGTTCTTCTGCAGCGATGAGATGAAAGTTAGCACGAATGCTATCAATCTTATCTATGATGTAGTTATATTTTTCATTCACAGTTATGAGGCTGTCATTCATCTTCGTCATCATCCTCTAGTTCTAGACCTTCAGCAGCACCGTCGGCTCCGCAGAATGGACAGAACGACGGATCTTCTTTTTTACCGCGACGCTCGTAACATACAACGTAATCATATTCTCCACAGGGGCAAGTGAGTTCTTTGTCTGGCATCGGTTAGATCTCGCATCCACCAGCCACACAAGCAAGCTCTTGCGCTCCCGTTGTAGTATCAGTTTTCTCATAATCCTTGAGTCTATTCCAGTCAATACTCTTGGGCATCTTAGTAGCGAACGCTTCGTATTCTTCCTTCGAGCAATCCTGATAAGGAGCTTGCTTATAGACATGCTCGGAGAACGGAAGGAACGAAACACCAGACATCTTGTCAAAGTGATTATAGACCCAAGCACCAACATCAAGCCACTCATGTTCCTTCACGGAGATAGTGACAGATGGTTTGTGCTCACACCAGTGATCCTGATAAGTGACCCACAGTTCCAGCTGTTCAATAGCAGACATATCCTGACGGAACACAGCATTCTCTGGAGCCTTCATTGGGAACGAGAACACATAGACGTTGTTTGGACGCATCACGCAATCTTCAACTGGAACACCAGCGTCGATCATTAGTGCCGCAAGAGGGTCTTTCTTATCCGCACGAACAGTTCTAATATAGTATGGATTGTGGCGTGCATGAATACCAGAAGCAGCATCAGTAAGCTGGCTAACAGTGCCAGAGGGCTTAACACAAGTGACAGCAGCAGATTGGGGGACGCCAATATCCTTAGCGAATTTTTTGTTTGTCTCGACAGCGATTCTTCTGAGTGTTTCAAGACGCTCTGCGAGTCCTGGTTCTTTTCCGTTTGTGAGGTCATTGTCCATAATACCTGTCATTGAAACGCCGAGTAGACGTTCTTCTTCGCAGTTTTTCTTCCATGATGAAGATAGATAACGGAAGTTAGTCAGAGTTGACTGCCACGTTCCTAGGATAGTTGCCCAGTAGACCTTCTCCTTCAGAGTTTCCATCGTGTCAGTTTCACGAATAACAACTTCTGACAGATTACAGAATTCCTTGTCACGGAGAATGATCTCAGAGCAAGGATTCGTTCCG